CTTTATACACATATTCAAACACAGGGACAGAATCTAAACCTGTTATGACTAGACCTTTAGGGGAGTTTCCAAAGCTGGAGGACTTCTAAATGCCAATAATAATTCCAGGTAATCGTTTAGCTAGTACGGGATATACGATAGACCAGTCAATTAGGTTTAACCCTGCTGATAGTCCTTATATGTCAAGAACTTTTGGTACAGCAACTGATGCAAATAAATGGACATTATCTGCTTGGTCTAAATTAGGACAGACTGGTGGAATGAGATTTTTAGAAGCTGGTGGTAGTTCTGGTAATGAAGATTTTGTAGGTTTTGGAGGTAGTGCTGGTTATGAAAAGCTTTATTTTTGGAAAAGAACATCATCAAGTTATAATTATAATTTAACAAGCACTCAATTATTTAGGGACCCTTCAGCATTTTATCATTTTGTATATGTATTTGATAGTAGTAATGGAATAAGTTCAGAAAGAATGAAAGCTTATGTTAACGGACAAAGAATGACAGATTTTTCAACAGCAACATATCCTAGTTCTGGTTTAGCATCAAGAATTAATACAGCAGTTGCACATAGAATTGGTGAACCAGTATATGGTGGTGGTCATTCTGATGGTTATGTTGCAGAAATGGTATTTATAGATGGACAAGCATTAAGTTGTGATAGTTTTGGCGAATTTAATAGTTCAGGAATATGGATTCCTAAAGATATAAGTGATCTGACATTTGGAAATAATGGTTTCCATATTGATGGTAGAGATGCAAGTGATTTAGGAGACGATGAATCAGGTAATGGTAATGATTTCAGTACAAGTGGACTTGGAGCACATGACCAAATGGTAGGAGAAAGTCCTACGAATAATTTTTGTGTTACAAATCCATTGGATAGTTATTATTTTGCAGGAACATTTAAAGATGGAAATTTAGATGTAACTACAAGTGGAGCAACTGGTAATTATACTTTCCACACTACTACACAAAAAATACCCACAAGTGGTAAATGGTATGTAGAGGTAAGAGCTTATGAAGTTGGTGCTGGTTGTGGTATTGGTATTTCGCAAGAACCAACGACAGGTATTGATGTTTATTTGGGAGAATTAAGCACAACTTGGTCATATTATAATAATGGTAATGTATATAACAATGATTCTCAACCAATAGGAAGTTATGGTAATACATATGCAAATGGAGATATAATTGGTATAGCAGTAGATATGGATAATAATAAATTGTATTTTTCTAAAAATGGAACTTTTCAAAATAGTGGAGTCCCAACAAGTGGCTCTACTGCCACGGGTGCGATAAGTATTACTGGAGGGGTAGATTATTTTTTAGCTGCAAGTGATGATACTGGAGGTGCTACAACTTCACGATTTATGTGGAACTTTGGTCAAGATGGAACTTTTTGTAATGGAGTCACTGCACAAGGGAACAAAGATGCAAGTGGAATAGGTAATTTTTATTATAGTGTACCAAGTGGATATAAGGCTTTGTGCACAAAAAATTTAGGGAGTTAATATGGCAGCACCAACAATACCAAATGGCGAAACACAGTTCTTCCCAATAATTTACGAAGGGAATGGGGGAGGACAGAGGGTCGGTAAGTTCGTACCTTTTACTGATAATGGCACGATTGCTAATAGTGTTATATTTAATGATGATGACAATGCTTATTTATCAAGAACGAATGATGCTGGAGATAGAGATACCTTTACTATTTCTGTTTGGGTTAAAAGAGGTAACTTAGGTTCAGTACAACATATTTTTGATACTTATGATGGCTCATCAAGTAATGATGGATATATAAGATTTAATGCTGATAATACAATCTCTACTAGAATAGGGTCACCATCTAGTCATCTTTACACTACAAATAGAACATTCGAAGATACTAGCAAATGGTATCATATCATGTTATCTGTAAACACAGGAGATAGTACAGCAGCCGATAGAGTTAAATTGTATGTTGATGGAGATAGGATTACTTCATTTTCTACACAAACAAATGCTGGCTCTTCTGATAATACACAGTTTAATTATAGTTCAGCAACATTTTATATAGGCAGTGCGTCAAATGGTTCTTATGATTTTGATGGTTACCTTGCAGAATTTAATCAAGTAGACGGCACAGCATTAACACCTTCAACCTTTGGCGTCACTGATACAAGCACAGGGCGTTGGATCCCAAAAGCATTAACAGGTATTACATACGGAACTAATGGATTTAGATTACAGTTTGGATCATCAAGTAATTTTGGTGATGATACTAGTGGTAACACGAATGATTTTAGTGTTTCAAACCTTGTAGCTTCAGACCAGACCACCGATAGTCCCACCCAGAATCATGCGACTATGTATCATGTCCAAGCGGATGGAAACCCTACTTTTTCTGAAGGTAATTTAAAAATTTCGAAAAATACTAATGATGGTAAATATGGTAGTGGTCGGTCAACTTTACGATTAGACCCAAAATCATCAACTGGATATTATTGTGAGATTACTTGTGATAGTGTTCAAGCTGCTGCTGGTAATGGATATGCTTTAGGTGTGGTTGATGTAAGAGCAGATTATGTAAGACAAAACAGTTCAAATTTATTACTTGGAGTGGGTAATAATATTTTAACAACAGAAGATAGTTATATAGTAAGAGAAGTAAATGGTGTCGATAGTGGTACAGGAACTAATGCTAGTTTAAGTCCTGGTTTTGCAACAAGTGATGTTATGCAAATAGCTTTTAAAGAAGGCAAGGTTTGGATTGGTAAAAACAATACTTGGTATAATTCTGGAAACCCAGCTAATGGCACTGGTTTTTTTGTACATTTATCAAATGAAACTTTCTATCGTTTTTACCTATCAGTTTATGGCACTGCTTTAGGAGCACAAACTGGAACATTTAATCATGGTCAAAAATCTTTTACCTACACCCCACCAACTGGTTTTGTTGGGTTAAATCAAGACAACTTGCCTTCGACAGCTAAAGGTATAACTGGTATGGCTTGGATTAAAGGCAGAGATACAACTTACAATCATTTGCTTATAGACAGTTCAAGAGGTGGAGATTCACAATTACAACCTAATTTAACTAATGGGACACTAACTCAACCAGATATGATACAAAAATTTTTAGCTGGTGGATATTCAGTTGAAGATTTTGCTAATTTAAATACAGAAGGTCAAAGTTATGTAGGTTGGAACTGGGTAGTGAATTCAGGAAGCACTAGCTCAAATACAACTGGTTCAATTACCTCAACTGTTCAAGCTAATACAACTGCTGGATTTTCAATATTAGAATATACTGGAACTGGTAGTTCAGGTTCAATTGGACATGGTTTATCTGCTGCACCAGAAGTTATATGGATTAAAGATAAAGGAAACTCAACTAACTGGAGATGTTGGCATACTGGTTTTGGAAACATTACAACATATCAAAAATTAAATAGTGATGATGGGTATGGTAGTGCATCGATGTGGGGTAACCCTACATCTTCAGCTATTATTGTTGGTGGAACTGGTTATGAAGTAAATGAAAGTAGTAATAATTACATTGCATATTGTTGGCATGGAGTAGATGGCTTTAGTAAGTTTGGAAGGTTCAGTGGAAACAATAATGCAGATGGTCCATTTATTTATACAGGATTTAAACCAGCTTTTGTTATGATTAAAGGTTATACCATAGGTAACAATTGGATAATTTGGGATAATAAAAGAAGTGTAATTAACCCATGTGATAATGTTCTTTATACAGATTTGAGCCAAGCTGAAACTACATCTGGAAACGATTTAGATTTTTTATCTAATGGTTTTAAATGCAGAGGAACTAATTCAAATTATAATGGTAGTTATGATTATCTGTATTGGGCATGGGCAGAACATCCTTTCGTTGGGGACGGGACGAGCCCTGTGACTGCGAGGTGACATGCCTTTAATTCGTATACCTTTTAAGGGTGGTTTTAACAAACAAATAACACAAAGTGAAGCATCTAACCAATGGACAGATGGTGATTTTGTTCGCTTTCGTTATGGCGAGCCTGAAAAAATAGGTGGGTGGCAACAAGCCGTGGCTACAACAATGCCTGGTGTAGCCAGAGCAACACACATTTGGACAGATAGGGATGGAACAGAATACATAGCTATAGGTACAAGTAAAGGTTTGTTTTTATTTTATGGTGGTGGTATTTATGATATTAGTCCACTTGAAACTGCAATAACAGGTTTGACTTTTACCTCCACAAATGGCTCCGCAACAGTAACAGTAAACAAAACTTCACACAATTTAACAGCAGGTGAGTTTGTTGTTTTTTCATCAGTGACTATGCCTGGAAGTGGTACAGGATTTACAGCCGCTAACTTTACTGATAACCCTTTTCAAGTTATTACAGCAACGTCGAATAGTTTTACAATTACCATGCCCTCAAATGAATCAGGTGCAGGAATTACAGCAGCAGGTTCGGGAACAGTACAATCTTATTTTCCTGTTGGTTCAGCAACACAGACTCTTGGTTTTGGTTGGGG